TAACTGCTTGAAATGTTGTCATAATTTACTCTCTTAAAAGACCCCAAGAAGTTCGGGGCATGACTGAATTATATACACATTTGTGATGGATTACCGCTTCACCTAAAAATATAAATCTATCGCTTTTACACTATCGATAGTTTTTTACAATTACACAAAGCAATCACAATGGTGTATATAATGGCGAAATGAACACACTAGAAATTTGCATCAAATCCGTGGGCGGGACTGGCCGATTGGCTTACCTGCTAGACGTAAAACAGAATGTTGTCAGCAATTGGCGAGCGCGTGGCGTTCCTAAGTCCTGGGAAAAAGTCATGCAGCTCAAGTTTAAGAAGGCCATTGCTGAGGCTAAAAAAGCAGTTTAGATAACGGCTAGGTACGAAGTCATGAGCGTACCGAACAGGGAACCTCCCCCCTTGCCGATTGTTTTTTTTAGGGAGTTTTGGGGGATATAAATGAACTTTGAAGAACTTTTACCACTGCATAAATGCAGTTTGACAATTTCACACAATGACCATCGTGACTATTACGAAACCGTAAAAGAATACTATGACATTGAAAATTTTGAATCTAGAGAAGATTTTGAAAAATGTGTGATTGCTGATGACGTTTGGATGTTAAATTGGTATCCTGATACGCCGATTGGTTCTTACACGGTTTGCGGTTCATCATTGGAAAGATTGTTAGAACGTGCAAAAAAATGCGAGGCTACCAATGAACTTTGAAACATGGTGGCAGACATGGCCTAAGAACCCACGCAAGGGTGGTAAAAAAGAGTTATAATTTCAGCACACGGATAGGTCGAGGGGTTGCTCCCAAGGCCGAAAAGCGATTCTGGTAACGCCTTCCGATTGTGTTTTCTATTACCAACGACCGAACCAGAGGTACATCATGGCGACATTAACGCTAAAAAAGCCCACAAAAATTGGGCAATCTCCCCTTCTCAATTTGCAAGATAAATTTGTTGTTGTTCGCCAAGCGGTGAAGCAATACTCTTGCCGTTTTACCGCATATCACGACACTTTTGATGATGCTATGCGTGAAGCAAAACGATTACAAAAAACTGCGCCTGACCAGCGTTTTCTTGTTTTGCAAGTCAAAGGCTTGGCAGACTGGGAGACAACATAATGGCACGAATAAGAACAATTAAGCCTGAATTTTGGCGTGACGAAGCCTTGGCTTTAGTTAGCCCTGAGGCTTGTCTTTTAGCACTTGGGCTGCTTAATCATTGTGACGATGAGGGCTACTTTAATGCAAATCCTAAACTAGTCGAATCTGACATTTTCCCGCTACGGGATTTAAAAGTTAAGACTACTGTACTACTACAGGAGTTGTCCAAGATTGGTTATTTACTTGTATTTCAAGGGTCTGACGGTAAGACATATGGCTGCGTTAAGAATTTTGAGAAGCATCAAGTCATAAACAAGAAAACACCTAGCAAAATCAAGCACTTATGCGAATTACCTAAAGACTACGGTAGTGATACGGTAGCGCTACCTATAGGAAAGGAAAGGAAAGGAAGTGGAAAGGAAATGGAACAGGGAAAGAAAAGCGCTGACGCGCCCCGCCCTGATGATGTTGTTGAACAGGTTTGGATTGATTGGGTCGCATTAAGAAAGCGCAAAGGCACAACAATTTCAGAAACTGCCGTTGACGCTGCAAGGATTGAATCTGCAAAACTTGGATGGTCTTTAGAGCAGTTTTTGATTGAATGGTGTATCCGTGGTAGCCAAGGATTAAAAGCTGATTGGGTTCTTGAAAAACAAACCGCCTCGCAAAAAGCCCAAAGCAATATGCATCAGTTGACTAGAGGGCAGACAGCACCCGTAGCAAAGCCATTTTGGGCAAACACAGATATTTTGGAGGTGGAAAATGAACCAAAACTTTTGCGATAGTGACACTGGCTTTGATTACATTTTTACCCGCATGAGCGCAATCTATGGTGCTGGATTTGCTAGGCATTGGGATGGAATCAACGCAAACCACGTCCGTGAGGAATGGAAGCGACAGATTGGCATTTTCTTAACCTACCGCCCAAGCATGGATTACGCAATAAACTGCCTTAATCCTGATTACCCACCAAGCGCAATTAAGTTTAAAAACCTTTGCATTGATGGCCCAAGAATACCGAGAGATGATAAACAGATTGCTTACGTTCCAAAGGTGATAGACCCCGAAGTGGTTGCGGAGGCCAAGCGAAAACTAGAGCAATTTAGCTCACGGCGATTTAAAAATAGGGGTGCAAATTGATTAAAAGCAAAAAACAAGAAGCCGATTTTGACAATGGCAAGGATTTGGTTTGCACTCACCCAGGCTGCGGTATGCCTTGGAGCATTAACATTGAACGCCCATTGTGCAGCTATCACCAGTGGGGCGTATATCCCTCAAGGGTAGAGCAAAGGGAGCAAACGCAAGCCGATAAAGCCAACGTCAACGATAAAAAGTATTGGGCAAAGCGGATAATTGCCGAACACGATTTAGGCGTTAAAAAGCCCGTTGAAGTCGTTGCGATGGCGAAACGTGCCTTAAAAATCACAGACGAAACCTCAGAAATCTTTTAAATGAATGCAAAAACTAGCCCAACATTACGCCAACCTTGCAATGAATGCAGGATGGATAGACCACTGCCGCCACATGGTGAGGGAATACGAGAAAAGCCCGTATTGGAAGGGATTGGGCAAGGCGGTGGCGTTAGAGATCGAATTATTGAAAAAACAAGAAAGCACTGGGAGATAGCATGAAAGTCGAAATAGGAAACGCCACGCTTTACCTTGGCGATTGCATGGACATCTTGCCCACGCTGCCGAAGGTGGATGCGGTGATTACTGACCCGCCTTACCTGATTCATGCTGGAAAAGGTGGTGGCGCATTCGGCAATCGTTCGCACCTTGTTGACACAGGAGGCTTTACCGATGACGGTGTAAATTACGAATTTTTGTGTAATTTTGAAAATTGGTTTGTTTTTTGCTCAAGACTTCAACTTCCCGATCTACTGGAAATTGCCACAAAAAAACAACGGTGGAACTTGATTACATGGGCAAAGCCAAACCCAGTCCCAACGTGCAACAACAAATATTTACCTGATGTTGAGTATGTTGTTCACGGCTTTGGAAAGGGTGGATTGCATGGGGAAATGAAGGATAAGCAATCTTTCTTTTTAGAAAACTCAGGCCAAAAAATAACTTCGCACCCAAACGAAAAACCAATTTTATTGATGGAAAAGCTGGTTCGACTTGGCGCGTTGGACGAAGAAATCATCTTAGACCCATTTATGGGCAGCGGTACAACAGGCGTAGCCGCTATCCAGTTAGGCAGAAAGTTCATCGGCATTGAACGTGAATCAAAATATTTCGACATTGCTTGCAAGCGCATAGAGCAAGCCGTAGCGCAGGGGCAATTGTTTGCACCCGAACATCCAAAGCAGATACAAGAAACCTTTTTATGATTGGGATAGCATGAGACTAGCTGCCAAAATTGACGCTAACCAAAAATCCGTGGTTACCGCCCTTCGCAAAGCAGGGGTATCGGTTGCGTCCCTAGCCCCAGTTGGTCAAGGAGTGCCGGATTTGCTTTGCGGCCTAGATGGGGTTAACTATCTCCTAGAGGTCAAAGACGGGGATAAGCCCAAATCAGCTCAAAAGCTAACGCCTGACCAAGTTAAATGGCATGAGGCATGGCAGGGGCAGGTATGCGTTGTAGATGGGCCTGAGGCCGCTTTAAAGGCGTTGGGGCTATGAAACTATCCATTCAATGTTGGGAACCCGTGCAAGCGCATAACGCCATGACCAAAACAATTTGGCCGAATTTAAAAAACTGCCTTATCTCAGGGCATAAGATGGTTTTGGAGTTAAAGCCAGCCACTCGAAGCCTAGCGGAAAACGCCCTACTTCACGCCCTATTGACCGACATAAGCAAGCAAGTCGAATGGGCAGGGGAAAAGCGAGATGTAGAAACTTGGAAAAGGCTATTAACGGCTGCATGGTGCAGGGCGATTGGCGAGCAGGTGGAATTACTCCCCGCCATTGACGGACACGGCTTTGACATCGTTTTTCGGCGAACCAGTAAGCTAACCGTTGCCGAATGTGCTGAGTTAATTGAGTTTATACAGGCTTGGGCGGCTGAGAAGGGCGTGAGGTTTTCGGCATGAATTACGCCAAAACAACCTATTTCCGCAGCAAAAAGCATTTGCAAAACGTGGCAAGCCTAGATTGTCAG